TGACGCCTGCGTCAATACCATTGCGGATTGATTTCATGCTAAAATCAACCTTTGCTTTGCCTTCTTCGTTCTTACGTTGGTGTCCCTTCTTGCCAAAGATAGAGAGATCGAGATTGTTATCTTTCACTACTTCATCATAATCAACGATGGTGACAAACATAATATCATTGCGATCATAGTCAATGAAAACCAGCTTATCCCACTTATTGTCAGAGAAGTAAACATTTTCATGCTGCCAACCGATTGGTTTACCGTTAGCAACAGTGCGACCAGATGTTTTTACTTCAACACGACGTTTTTTGCCATTGTGAAGAAACCAGAACAAATCATAAACTCCATCATCATTAGCAGTATTAGAGTCTGCATCCCATTGAACTGGAATGTCGGTCAAATCTTTGATAAGTTTGAATAAAAGTTCTTCACCAAACTTACCTTTGTAGTCAGTAGAAAAATGAGTTACACTTTCAAACAAAGACCCCGCCCAATAAGATGCCTGCTGACGGTAGTCCTCGATCAAGTTGGTGACAAGGGATCGCATGACGCTTTGCTTTGACTCTTTAATAATACATGAAAACCATCTCCCATGGGAGAACAGTGGACACTTCAATCAACTGTCACACAGGCAACCGTGCTACCGATCTTTTCTTTCTATACTTTTCTATGAAATTACGAGCACTAATTGAGTTTCTGCATTTTTTTAATGGTTTTCCCTGGTGGATGACCATCAGACCCTTACCGCAAGGGACAGCAGCATAAAATGAATTTATATCATTCCAGTCCCCAACAATGAACCCTAATGGGCCACATTTAGGGTCAAGGATATTACTGTTAGTTGGTTGCTGATTATTCATCGACGAATCTCACTGATAGCGGGTTGACCTTGATTGAAGACGACATCAACAACTGCCTGAACTTTCTTGGCAGTGCTGATACCAACCGTGTCATAAGTAGGGATGCAAACAAGACCGAAAGTCTTCTCAGTGCTACCCAAACGAATCACACGACCGATGGACTGACTGATACCAATGTAGTCCATGTTACGCATAAAGATAACTGCCTCAAGTCCACTGACGTTGATACCTTCACTGAGGATACTGTGGTGGATAACAACAAACTTTTTCTCAGGATCTTTGCCCCAAGTATTCAGCGTGTTGAAGAACTCATCGCGATTGACTTTCTTACCGTCGATGATTGCACCTGTCTTCGATGTAATCGTCATCCAAGAATAGCCACGCTCTGCAAGTTGCATACAAAAATCAGACTGAGACAAAAGACCCATAATCTGCTTTGTGGTGCGAGCACAAATCAAAGTCTTGTCGATGTTGTTGTCATCAATAGTTTCCAGAAGATTGTCACAATCCTCTGCATACATCACCTTGCGACCCTTGATAATATCAAGTTTCTTAACTACAACTTTGGGAGGAAGAATGTAACCACCTTCGACCAACTCAGGAGCAGGAACATTGACAAGAACCTGACCATAAACACTCCAATTCATGCCTGGTTTTTTAAGTGTAAGGCTATGCTTAGGAGTAGCAGTATAGAAGTAGCAACGATCAGCATTTTCTGCAAAGAACTCAGTGGCAGGGAAAAAGTTACGCTGCACACTGTTGTGTGCCTCGTCAAAGTAAATAGTATTTACCTCAATATCTGCCTCCATCACACGATGAAGCGAGTGATATGTGGTAAAGATGATAACATTCTCACCCATAGTACGAGCACAACTAGCATAAAGATGAATCTTTTCTGCTTTGGTAGTGCTAGTGAAGTGCGTTTCTCCACTATGAACGTGCATCACATGCAGGTAAGGATCGCTGTTGTTAGGATCAATAACCTCCATAAATTCGCTACACAGTTGTTCTGCCAGCAGAATACGCGGAGCAACAACAACTGTGGTGGTGCCATTGTTGATAGCATCATGACGACGCTGAGTATCAACAATCATCGTCAAAGTCTTGCCACCACCAGTGGGAACAATCATCTGACCTTTGTTGTATGCAAGCATACGATCAAGGATGCGATCTTGATGTGGGCGAAGGGTGATGGTCAATGCTGTCCTGTCGATGTATATACTATAACGCACAGAGACTCTCCTGAGAGACCCTCTGTGCCACTTGTTCGATCGTCTGCGTCAATCAGGATGATATGCTTGCCAAACGTTAGGGAACATCCTTTTTACATCTAGTTTCTTAACTCCTCGCTCATTTGCAAATCTATTGTATGCACGAATAATATAGTTATAAGCAACACTTTCTTCATATAATCCGGCAATTCTAGGAGTATTGAGAGCCTTCAACTTTTCGCCATCAAGTTTAATCATTTCGGAGTGAAGATTCCAATAGGACTTAATAGAATACTCCAGATGATCACGAGACCACTCAATTTCACTCTCAACAGCAAGTTCATCAACTCTATTGAGAAGAAATGCAACAGCTTTCAAGTCATAGACGTTAATTTGTTTGGTGTTGTTCTTTGGATCAACACTAGAATAACTTGAATTCTCGTAACATTCACGCAACAAATTGCAAGCACGATTGAGTTGCTTTACCCAAGGCAAAGTCTTCTGTTTTTCAAAAATATCGCGAAAAAGAGAGAATCCTCTAATAGAATAGCGATTTTTTTCTGTAGGAAAAACTTTATAATCGTTAGGAACAAGATCAAGACGAAGATCATCAAGTCGATTGTAGATATAAATCTCTTCTTCATGATTGGCATGATAACCAATGTAAAAGTTCTCTTCAGGATTACTTCTCTTGGATTTATTATTGACGCAATCATATCCAAAAGCACAAATTTGTTGTGCTGTTTTGGTTGATCCTTCCTTCATGATTGTCTTCGCAAAAGGAAGTTTGAAGTCTGAAGAATCAGCATTGTCAAGTAATGCCGTTAGTGAGTGTTGCTGGTCAAATAAAATGTTGTCATAGTTCCTATCGGAAACTGTCTGAAATACACCACGAACTGCAAGATCAAATGTACGATGCGCGATCTTTTTTGCGTGATTTTTTGAGAACTGGCGTTGTGCTTCAGTAAGAACACCAGTAGAAGCAACATTACCTTCAGTCAATACCTGAATGGCGTTGTCACTTTCATAAAGTTTAATTTGCGGAACGTAATCAGAATCTTCAGCAATCTTTCGTGCTTCGCTAACAATCTGCTCTCTCAGATTGAAAACTCGTTGAAGTTCTGATCCAGCAAGTCTGGGTCGTTTGACTTGGCCTTTACTCACAGATGCCAAGTTTTCTTGAATCGTGCGGAACTTTTTCCGTGACATAGTTTTGACTTAAAAAACAATAAGGTGTGACCTATAGGAATAACTTTTCCCAAGTCATGTAGATAGTATAACAACTTTTAGAGTGGTTGTCAATCACTGTTACGAAACTGTAACGATCAATCTTCTTCTGGAGTCTCCTCTACTTTCTTGGTAACTTTAGGGCCAACTTGTACGCGATTCGATTCATAAAAGAACTTCACTCGTTCTTTTCTTGCTTGCAACAACAAGTCATATTCTTCTTGTTGTTCTTTAGTGAAACGGAAGTCTTGCTCGCGCCACTTGACACGAAGTTCTTGAAGATGTGGCAAGACGTTGACTGTGGAGGTTGGAAAGTTCATGTCAGACAGTATACTTAGTTTGGTTAAATTCATCACATTGAATGAAGAACTGGTCTCCATTTTCTTTCATTTCAAGTTCTTCACAATCAGCAATCAAGTTAAAAAGAGTTTCTTTGTCTCGATTGAACTCTTCCATTGTGTAACTCATGTCACTCATTTGTTTGACTCTGTTAATATACACGGAATTGGTGGTCTGTGGAAGATTAGTGGACAGTTATCTGAATGTCCATAGCCCCTAGGTTTTTCTTTACATGTTCTTCCCAGAATATAGCATCTTCAATTTTAAGGAAGGATGCTTGTTGTTTTGCATAACCTTTCTTTTTTGGTTTCATGTAATTGACTTGGTACATCATTCCAGTGTCTTAATACTCCAGATACAATAAAAAAGTTTGTAAGCATATAACTTACAAATATACAGGTGCGAATGAGAGCAACCCAATCATCATAATTTTCTGTTTTTGTGTCACTAAAACTCCCTAACGTATATTTCCATATCGTCCAGATTCGACGCATTTGAGTATCTCCTACTATTCACATATGTAAGTTCATCATATTGAAAATTCTGGACTACAATCAAACAATGGTGATTTTTGTGCATTGGCACCAAATTATCTTCTTTTGGTTTAACACCAATCTCAATGGTGAGATGTGTTTCATCAATATAATACACCCATCCCTCAACATTACGCCAAGAAACATAATCATCTAGCTTAGGTTCATACTTCATTGAAATGCTGCCATCAAAGGATTAAGGTTTAGTTGCATTGCAGTATGGGGACGAGTGTTAGTAATGGTCACCTTATCTCCGTGCTTGGTGGAGTTAATAGGTGCATGATAGCATCTCTGTTTTGTGTTGTAGAACCCCCAGATTGTCCTAACTGGATCGCTGCTATAGCAATACTTACGGTGATGAAGTAACCAAATAGCAACAACATTTGATTTGTGAGACTTAACTTCATAGGAGAAACCTTTTGGTGGTTCATGAATAAAATCAGGGGGAAGTTCGAGTTGGTTCATCATCAACAAAGATTCCCTCATAGTCTGGATACATTGTAGCAACAATATATTGTGCGAGTGCTTGTGTAGGTGCCACTACATAAACCTCCACACTGTAGGTGTAAAAATC